TAAAATAACTTCAGGAGCAACTAACGTTGGTATTGGAGGTAGCACTTTACAGAACACCAAAACTGGTTCAGGTAGCACAGCAATTGGTCAGTCTGCTTCGGCTGATAATACTGAAGGTAGTTTTCATACAGCCATTGGAAGAGAAGCGCTTAGATTCAATTCGTCATCGATTTTAACACTTGGAGCAATAACTGGTGGTAGTGGATATACTGATGGAACTTATACTCCAGTAACTATGGAGTTGATTCCAGCACAAACTGGAGTATTCACATCATGGACAGCACCAACCGCAACAGTCGTTATTGCTGGAGGAGTAGTTACTACTGTAACTCTTCTTACGAATGGTCGTACAATCTCTGCAGGAATGATTCTTACTGTAGCAACTGCATCATTAGGTGGAACTGGTTCAGGATTTGAAGTACCAGTTTCTACACTTACTACTCCATTAAACAATACAGCCATTGGATATCACGCAGGAAGAAACAATTTCACTGGTTTCCGAAATGTATTTATTGGAAGTGAAGCAGGTAGAGATGAAACAACCTCTGACAACCTCTACATATCTAACACAACTACAGCAACACCTTTGATTCTTGGTAAGTTTGATTCTGCAGGAGGAAATCTTGGAAGAGTAAGAATTTATGGAGATTTCCAAGTAACTACAAAGACTCCAGCCACTGCTGCTTCGACAGGAACAGTTGGAACAATTACATATGATAACGACTACATATATGTTTGTATAGCAACTGATACTTGGAAGCGAGTAGCAATCTCAACATGGTAAAATTAACTAATGGAAAAGGGTAATTAAATGAGTCTATCTAAAAGACTAAAGGCATCTGAAGAAGCCAGAGATATGAATAGTCAATACATCCTTCCATTGATTCCACCTCGTCCTTTATTTGGTGTAGCCAATACAGGCACATATGTTGATACAGAATCTGCTATTCGTACTTCTACCGTTTATTCTTGCGTAAGACTACTTGGAGATACTATTTCTTCATTGCCAATGGGTGCATATGTACGCAGAGGTCGCAATCGTTTATCTTACACAGCAGTTTATGGAGAGAGTCCAGCATGGGTAAATAAACCAAACCCAGAATCAACAAGACTAGAATTTATTGAACAAGTAATTACTTCTATGCATCTTCATGGAAATGCATTTATTTTGACGGTACGGGATGATAACAATGAAGTAGTAGAACTATATGTACTAAACCCAAATGAAGTAAGAATTGAAAGACCTATTCCAGGTGAGCCACTTGTCTATAGAATTAAAGATATAGAGAATGGCATTTATGACAAGATTTTAACAAGTAATGAAATTCTTCACATTCCACTATTTAGAATGCCAGGATCACACTATGGTTTAAGCCCAATTGGTGCTTGCCGTATGTCTGTTGGTATTGCACAGGCTTCTGATACATATGCTGCATCATATTTTGGTAATGCTGCTAATCCTGGTGGAGTTATTGAAGTTGCAGGAGAATTAAACGCAGAACAAGCAGGAGATATTGCTCGTAACTGGCAAGAATCACACTCTGGACCATACATGTCTGGTAAAATTGGTATTCTTTCTGGTGGTGCAGCATTTAAACCACTATCACTAAACGCTGCTGACGCACAATTAATTGAAGTTAGACGATTCAATGTAGAAGACATTGCAAGAATATTCCGTGTTCCACTAAGCCTTTTAGGTCATCCTACACAAGGAGCAATGTCCTACGCATCAGTTGAAGCACAAAACCTTTCGTTTGTACAACACTCTTTGCGTCCATTGCTAGAGCGTTTGGAACAATCATTATCTCCTCTACTTCCTGAGTCAGATGGATTTATTAGATTTAACCTTGACGCACTTTTGCGGGGAACAACAATAGAAAGATTTGACGCATATACAAAGGGACTAAGAGAAGGTTTCTTATCACTAAATGATGTAAGATCATACGAAGATTTATCAGCACTTGGAGAATCTGGAGATCAATACAGATTACCTCTACAAAACATTGATGCTGGTCAAGCACCACTTGTTGGAGATAAAATAAAGGCTGAGATTGCCTCTATTCTAGTACAAGTTGGATATGATCCAAATGACGTTGCTAAGATGCTAGATCTTACAGATCTAAATCATACAGGACTTCCTTCAGCACAACTACAACAAGTAGCACTCATTGATCCAGTCGATCCTGATGCTGCTTACAGTGATGAGGTCAAGAAGTAATGCCTATAGACAATGTTCCACAGTTCATTAGAGATAATGCACAAAGAGGATTAGACTATCTGTCAGAAGGTTTTGGCGGAGATGGTTTAACTGAAGGAACAAAGTCTGCAGCAAGAGAGATGTCGAATGGCAATATCTCTGATAACAAAGTAAGAAAGATGGCACCTTGGTTCGCTCGTCACAAAGTAGATGGGCAAGCACCAAAAAATAGCGACTCTTCAGATCCAGGCTATCCAGGCCCAGGTTTAGTTGCTTGGTTGCTCTGGGGTGGAAATGCAAACTTTGATGATGCTGCTCAAGACTGGGCACAACGCCAAATTAATAAATTAGATAATGAAACTAATAAAGCAAGGAGCAAGATGAAAAAGACTGAACGCCGTACCTTTACTGTCAGAAATATAGAGACACGAGAAGCAGAAGACGGCACTATGCGTATGGCAGGATATGCTGCAGTGTTCAATGAACCATCATTGCCACTTCCGTTTATTGAGAGAATTGCACCTGGTGCGTTTTCAAAGACACTTAAAGAAACACCAGATGTTCGTTTATTGGCTAACCATGAAGGATTACCTATGGCTAGAACAAAAAACGGGACAATGAGATTGTACGAAGATGAAACAGGACTATACTTTGAAGCAGAGTTAGCAAACACACAAGAAGCAAGAGACCTATATACACTTGTCGCTCGTGGTGATGTTGATCAAATGTCCTTTGCATTTAGAGTTATCCGTCAAAAGTATAATGAAGATCGTTCAGAAAGACTCCTCACTGAGGTATCTTTGGCTGATGGTGATGTTTCAATCGTCACATATCCAGCATACCCAACAACCTCTGTAGAAGCCAGAGAAGCCCTTAAGAAGGCTTTGGCTGAAATTAAAGAGGGTAGAGAAGTAACAGGCGAATCATTAGTAGTATTACAACAAGTATTTGGAGATCTATCTGAAGGTCATGAATATATCATGAGAGCAGTAGAAGTAATGTCCATGCTATTTGGAGACGAAGATATTGAAGAAAATACTGGTCATCCAATGATTGATGTAGAAGAAGATGAACTAGAAATGTCTAAGCGTCAAGCAGTTGGAGATTTTGTTCGTTGGAACTCATCTGGTGGTATTGCAAGAGGTCGTATTGTTGAAATTAAAACAGAAGGATCTATTAATGTTCCTAATTCAGACTTTAGCATAGCAGCAGAAGAAGGAGATCCAGCAGTTCTCATTCGTGTATATAGAGAAGTAGAAGGTGGCTGGGAAGCAACTGATACACTCGTTGGACACAAAATGTCTGAACTAACAGCAATTGATCCACTTCCAGAAGCACAAGAAGAGGCTGCTGTTAATGTTCTAAAAGTAGAAGATGTTCCTGGACAAGGTGCAAAGATTGTTGGAGATTTCCCATCAGTTCTAAACTTCTTACCAGACAACATGCCAAGATCAATGTCTCTTCGTTTAGCAAAAGCAAAGAGAAACAGTATAAAATAATATTCCTATCCTAAAAAGATAGGTAGAAGTCGGAGTTAGGCTCACACCCGTAAGCGTCGTGAAATCCATAACCACCACCTCAAACTCAAACAAACTCACAAAGGAGAACAACAAATGTCTTATTTAGACAAAGTAATTGAAGCCCGTGATGCAGTTAAGGTTGAAATGGATGCAATTCTTGAGGCAGTAGCCCTAGAAAATCGTACCGACCTTACAGAAGATGAAACAGCAAAGATTGATATCCTTGTTGCAGATTCCCGCTCACTTGATTCAAAGATTGAAAAATTCAAAGCACAAGCAGATGCAGATGCTAAGGTTGCAGAAGTACGTTCAGCAGTTGCTGATGTTGCAATGCCAAAATCTAGCGCAGCAAGAGTAACTCGTGAAGCACGTACATACTCTGCAGACAACACAGATATCTCATTCGTAAAAGATGCATTTACTGCTAAGTTCAGCAATGACTATGCAGCATCAGAGCGTCTTGCTCGTCACTCTCGTGAAGAGGAAGTTGAGCGTCGATCAGTTGGAACTGGCAACTTTGCAGGACTCGTAATCCCCCAGTTCTTAGTAGACCTAGCAGCGCCATTTGCACGGGCTGGGCGTCCGACGGCAGACTTCGCAACAAACAAGATGGCACTACCAGCAGCAGGCATGACATTAAATATCTCACGCATGACAACTGGTACATCAACAGCAATTCAGGCTGCGGAAAATGATGCAGTATCAAACACAAATAGTGATGATACTCTATTAACCGTTAATGTGCGGACCATAGCAGGCCAGCAAGATATCTCAAAGCAAGCAATTGAGCGTGGAACAGGTATTGACCAGTTCATCATCCAAGATCTTATTCGTGGATGGCACACAACACTTGACGACCAGATCCTTAACGGTGATGGTACATCAGGAACAATGGTTGGTCTTAATGGCACATCAGGTACCAACTCTATTACATTCACAGAAGCAACACCAACAGTGGCAGAACTATATCCAAAGTTGGCAGATGCTTACCAGCAAGTACAAACAAGCGTATTCCAAAATCCTACACACTGGATTATGCACCCACGTCGTCTAGCATTCTTGCTTGCAGGCGTTGACGGTTCACTTCGTCCACTAGTAGTCCCAACACTAAATGGCCCAATGAACGCAGTTGCAACAGGTTCAGGACCAGCAATCTACGGTAACTCAGGTTACTCATTGATGGGTCTACCTATCATTGCAGATGCAAATGTTCTTACAAATCTTGGAGCAGGCACTAACCAGGATCAAATCTTCTGCGTAAATGCAGGAGAACTACACCTCTGGGAGCAAGCAGGATCACCATTCGCATTGAACTTTGATGCAACTGGTGCAGGCTCACTCACAATCAAGTCTGTTGTCTACGGGTACTCAGCATTTACTGCTGGTCGTTATCCAGGAGCAGTTTCTATAATTAACGGAACTGGTCTAGTAACACCAACATTCTAATCTAAAAAGTATTCTCGGTAGGGCTAGGTTCGCTTAGCCTTACTGGGATACCCAGGAAATATCCTAGGTGGCAGGTGGATTTGTTCTTTGCCCCCATTGTCAGGTTCACCTGTCTTTACCTTAAGAGAGAAGTTATGAATAGAATTAAAAAGATTTTTAGAATTAAGAAAGAAACAGCAACTGCTTTACCTAAGACAGAAAAAGCAATGTTGCCTAAATTGGAGAAGAGGAGCAAATGAGCAAGCCTACACTTAGCGCTAGTAGCCAGCCTACTAATGTCTATACAACTTTGGCGGATGTAAGAAACGGACTACAAATTGAAGACAGTAACGATGATACTGATATTCAAGCAGCCATTCTTTCTGCAAGTCGTATGATTGATGACTATTGCCAAAGAGGGTTTTATCAAGAAGGAACTCTTGCATCTCCAGTAACCAAATACTACTCACCTGTAAGTCCTTGGTATTTAGAGATAGACGACCTTATTGAACCAACAGAGATAAGATCAAGGGCAAACCAAATTGGTGCATTTAACACGGTATGGGATTTAGACACAGATATTATGTATGAGCCAGTCAATAATCCAGAACTAGGAAGACCTGTAACTAGATTATTAGCAATTCAAACATATGTATGGCCATATTTCTTTCCACAAACAGTAAAGATTACTGGCGTATGGGGATATAAAGAGATTCCGTATGAAGTAGAATTAGCCTGTAAGATTCAGGCATCAAGATTATTTATTAGAAAGCAATCTCCATTTGGTATTGCAGGATCTGTAGAACTAGGAACAGTTCGTTTAAGTTCCCGTTTAGATCCAGATGTTGAGATGCTTCTAAAGACATTCCGTAGAAACTTTGGTTTGGCATACTAATGGCTATAACCAATGTTAATGGCGTAAGAGATGCCTTAAAAAGCAACCTACAAACAATTACAGGACTTAGAGTTTATGACCTAATTCCAGATGTAGTAGTTCCTCCATGTGCAATAGTAGGACAATTAGATTTCACATTTGATATTGATAATGCTCGTGGTTTAGATCAAGCATCTGTTGATATATTTGTGCTTGTACAAAGATTTTCTGAAAGAACAGGTCAAGATAAACTTGATTTGCTCTTAGCAGGAAGTGGTTCTGGATCAATTAAAACTGCTCTTGAATCAGATAGAACACTAGGTGGACTTGTTGATACACTTAGAGTTATAAGTGCTGATAGTGGTACTTATACTTCTGGAGAAACATCATTCTTGTCTTACCGCTATAACCTCACAATTTGGGGATAAGGAGAAGCAAATGGAATATACAGTCACCTCAAACAGAAAAGTTTGCGGTAAGATTTATGGTGATAAACTTACCGAAGATGATATACTTAATGCAGGAGGAAATATTGAATTTCTCATTGCATCAGGTCATATAAAAGCCGAAAATGCACCAAAGGTAGCACCAGCAGTAAAAGAAGTACCACAGGTATTTAAAACACCTGTTTTTAATTCACAAGAACAAGGAGATAAATAATAATGGCAAGATTAGTTTTAACCAATTGCAAAATCACAATTAACGCAGTAGATTTATCAGATTATATTTCAAGCGTTTCGCTTGGATCGACATGGGATGTTATAGAGACTACTGCATTTGGAAATACAGGTGATCCATATGGAGTACCACCAACGGGAGCAAACACTCCTACAGCAGCAAAAAGTCGTGTTGCAGGACTTGTTGATAACTCAGTATCGCTTGAGTTCCACCAAGACTTCGCAGCAAATGAAGTAGAAGCAACAATTTTTCCTCTACTAGGCTACCTTACTAACGTAGTTGTACAGCCAGTAGACGCAGCAACAACTGCTGCAAATCCTTCATACTCATTTTTAGCGTTGATTTCAGAATGGACCCCGCTAAATGGAGCCGTCGGGGAATTAGCAACAGCCAGTGTAACTTGGCCAATTTCTGGTGCAATTGCAAAGGCAACTTCTTAAATCATGGCAAAAGTAGTCTTAACTAATGCAAGAGTATTACTTGATGCAGTAGATCTTTCAGATCACATTACTTCACTGAGCATAAATACTAACTATGACTTGGTTGAGGTTACACAAGTTGGAGATACTGCAAGAAAAATGGTTGCAGGTCTTGAGGACAATTCAGTTACTTTTGATTTTCAACAGGACTTTGACATTGCTCTTAATGGTGGCGTGGATGCAGTTATTTACCCATTTCGAGGGTTAAGTATTGCATGTACTGTACGACCAATTAATGCTGCAATATCAGCAACAAATCCTGAGTTTCAGTTTGACTGTATTGTCAGCCAGTGGTCTCCACTGTCTGGTGGCGTAGGAGAGTTAGCAACGGTTCAGGTACAATGGCCAATATTTGGCGAAATAGATAAAGAAATAACACCATAGAAAAGGGGCAATAAAATGGACGGATTACAAATAAAAGTAAAGACTACTGACGGTAATGAGGATACATATTCTCTAAGACCAAAATCACTAGTTGCATTTGAACAAAAATTCAACAAAGGATTTGCAAAACTCCTTGGCGAAGATCAAAAACTTGAACATATTTATTTCTTGGCTTGGAGTGCCATGAAAGATAATGGTAAAGTTGTAAAACCTTGGGGCGATTCCTTCCTTGATACTTTAGATAGTGTTGAGTTGGTAGTAGACCCAAACTTAGAATCCACAGAGACAGCCTAACCTATACGGTAGCAATGATCTCTGTGGAGACAGGAATATCACCAATTGATTTGATGGATGCACCTGATGGCATACTTGAAGCAATTGTTATTTATCTCAAACAAAAAAATAAGGATGCGAGCAGGCAATGAGTAAAGATGCGTTAGTGTTAACTGGAGTTAAAGAAACACTAAAAGCATTAGAGTCATTTGATAAGGCTGCAGTTAAAGAGTTTAATAAGATAGTTAATAAAGAACTCAGCACTGCCAAGAAAGAAGCACAAGCCGATGTCAGTGCCACGCCACCATTGAGTGGATGGCGTACTCAGCCTGCCGTTAAACCTCGTTCTCGTGGTGGTCTTGGTTGGCCTGCTTGGGATCAAAGGATA